ACTGACGAAACGGACTGGCAGTCGTTCTGCGACTACAACGTGCAGGATGTCGTCGCGGAGACAGAGATACGTGATAAGTTGGGCCGGTTCGAGGTGCCCGAGGAAGAGTGGAAGATATATGAAATCGACCAGCGGATCAACGATATGGGATTGTCGGTCAACCGCCGGTTTGTCGAGCAGGCCGAGATCATGTCGGAGAAGCGCCGGGGCGAACTGCACCAACGCATGATCGAGATCACCGGCCTCGACAACCCCAACTCGACCGCGAAGTTACTTCCGTGGTTGCTGGATCGGGGCTACCCGTACGACGACTTGCAGAAGGCCAGCGTTACCAAGACGCTGAGCCAGGATAAGATCGTCAAGTTCCTGACGCCGGAGGCGTCCAGAGTGTTGAAGCTGCGTCGCTATTCCAGCATGACCAGTGTCAAGAAGTACCCGGCCATGCTGCGGCGTCTGTCGCCGGACGATAACCTGCGCCACGCCTTCCAATACGGCGGCGCGGCCAGAACGCTCCGGTGGGCTGGCCGCGGCCCGCAACCACACAACCTGACTCGCACGCCGAAGGCGCTGGAGGCCGACGACGACGGCAGTTGGGAGAAACTTGAGGTCGCCGCCAGCATAATTGAAGACGGCGACTACGAAACGCTGAAGTTGTATATGGCCGAGCCGATGGTTGCGCTGTCGGGGTCGGTGCGGAGCAGCTTTCAGGCACCGGACGGCTACGATCTGATGGTGTGTGATTTGTCGGCCATCGAGAGTGCCGTTGCCGCGTGGCTGGCCAACTGTAAGCGCATGTTGCAGGTCTTCAAGGACGGCAAAGATCCTTACAAAGATTTCGGGACCGAACTGTATCACAAGCCGTATGAACTGATCACCAAGGCCGAACGGTTCATCTGTAAGCCGGCCGTTCTCGGTTGTATTTACCAGCTTGGCGGCGGCGAGATGAAGAATGATAAGAGGACGGGCTTGTGGGGCTACGCCGAAAATATGGGCGTCGATATTATCCAGGACGAGGCGCACCGCATGGTCAAACTGTTCCGCTCGATGTACTCGGAATATCCGAAGTTCTGGGGCGACCTCGACATCGCGGCGAAGTCCGCGGTAAACGGTACGCCGGTCATCGTCAACGGATTGTTGCGCTTCGCCTTAAAGGGGCCGTACCTGACGGTGGAACTGCCGAGCGGCCGGAAGATGTACTATTACAGGCCGATGATCGTAACGAAAGAGTTCGAGGGTAGGGATCGTATCACCGGCGAGCGGACGACGTTCACCCGTCGCGTGTTGTCCTACATGGGGAAGAACCAGGTCACGCATCAGTGGACTCGCGTCTACACAAGCGGCGGCAAAATTTGCGAGAATGTTACGCAAGCGACAGCAAGAGAAATTCTGGCGGTTGGGATGCGCCGGGCCTACGAGGCGGGTTTCAGCCTGATTGGGTCGTTCCATGACGAATTGATGGCGCTGACGCGGAAGGACGAGAACTATCTAACGCTAGGACTGTTGAAGGAGTGTATGATAGCGCCGATCGATTGGGCGGCGGGTCTGCCGCTCGGGGCTAATGGCTACGTTCACAGGATCTACAGAAAGGATTAGTGAAATGAAGTTCTATGCGGTTTTCACAGACAGTGATAACTACGAGTGCGATAAACAAATATTCGACGCGGACGACTTGCGAGACGCACTAAAACAGGCATCGCTACACTGGACTTCCGGCGTCAACTGTTTCATCGACTGTAAATCGTCCTCAAAACGCATAACAAACACTGAAGTAACTTCAGCAGGAGGGTAGAGTGGCCAGTCGCAGGAGGAAGATGGATACACCGCGCTGCCCGTATTGCTCCGGTTCGCTTAAACCAACCTGCGAGGGTTTGTTGGAGTGTGAGAACTGTAGACGTCGGTATGATCCAGCGTATGTCCAGACGTTGGTGCCGGATAGTCGTCAGGTCGAACTGGACTACGAGAAGTAACTTCGGGGAGGAAATCATGGTGGCAGGTTTTGTCTGTGCGTGGTGCCGGAAGCCCGGCGCCGTCCGCCGGGTCGCGATCGACACGGATGGCAGTGTTGAGGGCTATCGCTATTTCTGCGACGCGTCGCATCAGGCGAACTTTGAGACCAATCAGCCACGTCCGGCGTTAGACGGGTCCAGGTTCATACCTAGAGCGGCGGGCTTCTTCGAGATCGTCAAGGATGCGAACCTGGACGGTTGGCAAGTGTTGAACTGTTTTCAAATGGGAAAACGTGACCAGCTTTACTGGAGGGTCAACCTCCAACTACGCAAGGCGAACGGGGCTACGGAGACGGTGTTTACGGAGTACGCGGACGATCCTGATCCGCGCCTCGCCATGCTCGCGGCGATAGGCTCTGCCCGAGCGCGCTGGAAGGACGTTGACAGGACGGAGCCCGTGGCCCACGATACAACGCAGGCGTCGGGTCAACCGTCCGGTATGGACAAACGGGTGGCAAAGGCGCTGGACGCTTTGTGGTTTGCGGTGAAGACGAGTGGGTCCAGAGGCCGACATCGAACGGACGATATGTGATGAAGCCCGGCAACAAGGCTGGACGGTTCGCAAACTGGCGTTCCTCGACTGCCGGGGGGCGCCAGACCGCATTTTTGGCAAGGGCGGACGCTGTCTGCTTATTGAGTTCAAGGCCGCGCCAGGGATACCGCCGACCACGCAACAACTGCGTCGACATAAGGAACTTAGCGAGACTTTCGGGCTACGGGTTGAGATGGTTGGAAGCGTCTGGCTCGGCCGGAAGTTACTTCGCTTGAAGGAGTCATGACATGGGAGCGGAGATACACAAAAGACCGGAGTTGATGGAGGTGATCGAGATCATACAGGAGCACGAGGAGGACAAGTACTCAGACATACCGACCTGGACAGGGTGGGTGGAGACCTGGACGGACAGTGCGGTGTTGTTGGATTTGCCCGGCCGGGAAACCAGGTCAAACTGGTTCCCGCTAAGTCAGCTACGCCGGACGGAGGACGGTAAGTCGTTGTACGCGTCCGAGTGGATACTAAGACAGAAGGGGTGGTGACATGAACTGTCCGAAGTGTGATCAGGAGATGGATCATATCGAGAGCGAGCCCGACGTGAATGTTGTTGGCGGATGGGAGTGTGTAGAGTGTGAGGTGTTTGTTCCTGATTGGGGTGCGCCCGATGACGAGGGCCAGTGACTCTCCCGAAGTTACTTCGCGATCGAGAAATACGGGCGATAAAATCCGTGGGAGACTTGTTGCCGTATCAGATTGACGAAATCGTGCCGTTCCTGCTGGCCAACCCGTTCAGCGCGGCCTACGTGGATATGGGCCTCGGGAAAACCGTATCAGTGTTGACCGTAGTGCAGCGGCTGTTCACGAAAGGCGCGATCCGTAAGGTGCTGATCGTGGCGCCGCTTCGTGTCGCGGTTCAGACATGGCCGACTGAAGTTCGGGAATGGTCGCACACCTGGTGGATGTCGTTCACCGTAATTCGGGCTGACGAGAAACATCCCGGTCTGTTGGAAGCGCAGCGCGACGCGCGGATGTGGACGGCACAGGCCGGACAGAACAGTGCAGCGTCGAAAGCCAAGACCGCGCATATCCTGCTTCAGAAGGAGCAACATGCCCGAGAGCCAACGATGATCCATATCATTAACCGCGAGGCGCTGGAGTGGTTGGTGGATTACTTCGGCAAGGAGTGGCCCTACGACTGCGTGATCGTGGACGAGAGCACCAGTTTCTCGGACCACCGGACCAAGCGGTGGAAGGCGCTCGCCAAGGTGCGGCCCCGGCTGAGACGACTGCATTTGTTGAGCGGCATTCCGGCGCCAGAGGGCATCGAGGACTACTTCGCGCAGATATATCTGTTGGATCGCGGCGAGCGGTTCGGTCGCGGTATCACGCACTTCAAGAAGACCTATCTGATGCCCGCGCCGCCGACCTACAATCCGCGGTACAAGTGGACACCTCTGCCCGGCGCTGACCAGAAGATCGCGGACAAAATCGCTGACATCTGTATCATCATGCGAGAGGAGGACTACCTGGACCGGACGAAGGCGCTCGTGATCGAGCGTCCGATCATCCTCGATCCTGACGAACTGAAGCAGTACAAGAAGTTCGAGCGGGAGTTGGTGTTAGAGTTGCCGGAGGTCGAGATCGAGGCTGAAACCGGAACGACGCTGGCACAGAAGTTACTTCAGATGGCGAGCGGTGCGGTCTACGACGCGGAACGTAAGTGGCATCGTATTCACGATCATAAGCTGGAGGAACTGAAGCAACTTCAGGAGGAAGCCCAGGGCTCGCCGCTTTTGGTGGCCTATTGGCACCGGTCATCTCTCGCGCGCATCCAGAAGACCTTTCCGAAGGCGATCAAGATGGACCGGGAGGGAGCGTGTGTGCCGACCTGGAACCAGGGCAAGATCGACATGCTGTTGGTCCACCCGAGGAGCGCGGGCCACGGCCTGAACATGCAGTACGGGCCGGGCCATATGCTTATTTGGTTTGACAACCCGCTACCGTTTGAAGATTATGCCCAGACCATCAAACGACTTGATCGCCCCGGCCAGAAGAAGACTGTCCGTGTGTATCATCTCGTTACGCAACGGACGGTGGATGCGTTGGTGGTTCCGTCACTGCGGAACAAGGACAACGCGCAGGACACCGTGAAGCGCTATATCAGAGACCTTAGACGGAGATGGGAGAAGTAACTTCAATGGCTAACAGTCTCAATCCGGTCGTCTACCGCGGCGCCACGCTCAACGATTTGGTCGAGCTGTTCGGCGTGGACCGGCGCGATGTGCGGTTGAAAGTCGCGGATATTCCGCCGCGCGGCAAGTTCCAGAACCAGGACACCTGGAATGTCCGCGAGGTCGCCGGACGATTGGCTAAGTTTGACGACAGCCAGACCGACCTCGTTGACCGCATTCTGGCCACGCACCACACCGACTTGCCGAAGATGCTGTCTAAGGAATATTGGTACGGCCAGAACCAACGGCTGCGGTATATGCGCGACGTTGGCGATCTGTGGGATACGGCGGCGGTCGTGGCGCTCGCCAGCGAGGTGTTCAAGACGCTGCGCTTGTCGCTTATGCTGTCATCAGACGCGGTGGAGCGGGAGGCAGGGCTGACGCCCAAGCAGCGCGATATCGTTGAGAACATCATGCACCAGGCTTTGTTCGACGCACGGGAGAAATTGGTTGTCAGTCTCGCTCACCAACGAAAGAACTCCAGCGGAAAGGCGTTCGCACCAAAAGAAGTTGTCGCCAAACGCGGATCAGCGGTTGACGACGATCCGTTCCGAGAGCCTGTCCCTGGAGACGACGACTACATTTGAGACGGTCGAGGACATTTTCCTGAATCTGACGGAACTGTTGCGTCCTCCAGAGCGCGTCAGTGTATCCGAGGCGGCGGAGAAGTACGTCAGGCTGAATAATCCCGGCTCGTATATCGGCCCGTACCGAAACGAGATGGCGCCCTATATGGTCGAGCCAATGAACGAATTGCAAAGCCGTATATTCACCAGTTTATCGTTCATAGGTCCGGCTCAATCGGGAAAAACGGAGGCGTTGATCCTCGCGTGGCTGGCCTATTCGATCAAGGTCGATGG